GATGAGCTTTATCACCGTCCTCGCTACCGTGTGCCACGTGGTCGCAGGCAATACTGTTGAGGCCTGCGTCGAGGAGATCGTCGTCGACAACACCTTGGACCCAATGGTCACGATGCAATCCTGCATGATGGGGATGTCCTACGTCGCCAAGTGGATGAACGAGCATCCCGTGTACCACACGGGCAACTGGCGTCTCCACAAGTGGAGCTGCAGGATCGGCAATAAGCCTGCGCCTGATCCGGGCGGCAAAGCGTGATGTACATACGACTGCTGTTAGCGGGGCTCTTCGGAGCCCTTATTCTTGTGAAGTGCACATCAGCCGCACACGGCATGGCCACTGAGAACCGCACGGTTCTTCATATCGAAGTCTACAACACCGAGGGGCGGCACGCGTATGAAGCGTGGCTCCCCTATCCAACCAGCTACACCTGCACAGCCGCTGGCGAACTCCTCGACCTCCAAGAGATCGAGCGCGTCGTCGCGCAAGTCAAACACATCAAAATCAAAGGCTCGTCCCGTGAGTGCATCACGGCGGGCGCAAAAATCTGAAGGACACATCATGTCGAAGAAACACCCCGGCTTCAAGTCGGTCCAGAACTCTATCGCGCGCAAAGAAGGCGTCTCCAAGAAAGCTGCAGGCGCAATGCTCGCCGCAGGCACCCGTCGCGCTGGCGCATCTGCCCGCAAAGCAAATCCTCGTCTCAATAAGGTGAAGTAACTTGGCTACCAAAATTCTCTACACGACTCCTGCTGGCATCGCAGTTTTCCCGAAGCTCAACACCGTTGACGTGTACCAGCCCGTTGACAAGAAAGGCAGGCCCTCTGGCGCAGAGAAGCGCCGCTACATCACCAACGTGCAGTTCTCCGACGAGGATCACCGCGCTGTTGATGCATTCCTGAAGAAGACCGCCGCTGATTTGGGCGTCGCTGATGGGAAGCTTCCTTGGAAGACGTCGAAGAAAGACGGCAGCATCACTCTCGTGGCCACCTCCGGCGAGAAGTTTCGGCCCCTCGCGGTTGACGCGAAGAACCAGAAGCTCCCGGCTGATGTGATCATCGGTGGCGGATCGAAGATCAAGCTGAACGTCACCGTGAACCCTTACGAAGGTTTTGGCGGCGGCATCAACCTGTACATCAATGCCGTGCAGGTTCTCGATCTGCACACGAGCGCGTTCGGGTCGAGCCCGTTCGATCAGGCGGAAGGCTACAGTGCTCCTGCGGGCCGCGAGCCCGAAGAGGCGGCTGTCGATCAGAACGCCGATATGGAAAATGAAATTCCGTTCTGATGGCCAGACCGGCGCTCCAACTAGAGACGGAGTATCGGTCGCGACTGGAAAAGAAGATTGCAGATCAGCTTCGCGCTGAACGCATCGACTTCGGATACGAGACGCTGGTGCTTCCCTACGAGGTGCCAGCGCGTACCGCTAAGTACAGACCAGACTTCTTGCCCCGAGGATCAACAATCATCCTCGAGGGCAAGGGCTGGTTCAAGGCCGCAGACCGCAAGAAGCTGATCGACGTGAAGGTCTCACATCCTCACGCGGACATCCGCCTCGTTTTCCAGAACGCGCAAAATAAAATCTACAAGGACTCTCCTACCACATACGCGAAGTGGTGCGACGACCACGGTTTCCCATGGTGCGACAAGGGGGTGATACCTGCCTCGTGGATCAAAGATATTAAGCAATCGAAACCAAGGAAAAGGAAATAACACAATGACCGACACGTTCACGATTGGCACTGCAGGCTTCGCTGGCGACCTCAAGCTGCCTCGTCAGGCACGCAAGGTGCTCGCGCACCTGCTGCAGGGCAAGGACCTGACGCCGCTCACGGCCATCGGTGTCTACCACATCTACCGCTTGGCAGCGCGTATCCATGACCTCCGAGAGGCCGGGTATGACATTTCAACGGAGATGCGCGAGGACGGCGTCGGTGGTCGTTACGCTTCCTATCGGCTCGTCAACAAGAAGAAGGCCAACTGATGGACACTTATCTCGTAATCTGTGAGGGGCATGTGGTGGAGAAGTACACTTCCTTGGAGGCGGCGCGCGAGTATGTACAAAACGCCACCTCTGGCACGACGAGCGTAGTGGTGTACCAAGTCGCGCACGTTGTCGCCACGAGCAAGTCCATCCGCATCTGGAATGCGCCGTGAGCGGCAATATCGTCTCAAAGGGCCCGTGTCCCCACCCGGGATGCGGGTCCTCTGACGCTTACACCGTGTACAAGAACGGAGGCACCCATTGCTACTCATGCGAAACGAATACGAAGCCCCCGAGGAACGGCGGCGTGCAGCCCGTGGCAAATGAAGCACCGACTGCGACAAGGGACTGGAGGCCGCTGCAGGGCCACTACGAGGCCATCGAGGCCCGAGGTATCACAGAGGAGACATGCAAGCGGTGTGACTATCAGCGGGGCCTGCTGTCTGATGGCACGCCCGTGCACATCCAACTCATCAAGGACGGCAGTGGGCGACTGATCGACCAGAAGACCAGAAACAAGAACAAGGATTTCAAGTGGCTTGGTGGTTCCAAATATAGCGGGATCATCGGCTCGTGGTCGTGGCCCGAGAACGGCAAGTCCGTAGTAATCACCGAGGGAGAGATCGACCGGATGTCCGTGTCGCAGGCCTTCGATAACAAGTGGTCCACGGGATCGCTGCCGAACGGTGCGAGCACCGCGAAGAAGGCGCTCCTCGCAGACTACGAGAAGCTGTGCCGCTTCGACAACATCGTGCTCTGCTTCGATGCCGACAAGCCGGGACAGGACGCTCTCAAGGAAGCCTGCGAGTTATTGCCTGTTGGTAAAGTGAAGATCATGACGCTGCCCTCCGGGCGCAAGGACGCCAACGAAGTCCTGATGAAGGACGGCCCCGCGCCGCTCGTGCGGGCCTTCTGGGACGCCAAGCCTTGGCGGCCTGATGGTATCCGCGAGGGCCGCGAGTTTACCCGGGAGCGCATGAAGAAGTTACAGCGCACGGGCTACTCGCTTCCGTATCCGAAATTGAACGGCATGTGGATGGGGCTGCGCGACGGCGAGATCACCACGATCTGCGCGGGCTCCGGCATTGGCAAGAGCACGATTGCCCGTGACCTCGCGTACCACATGCGCATGGAGCACGGGCTCAAGGTCGGCAACATCTTTCTGGAGGAAGACAACGACACCAGCGTGAAGGCGTACGTTGGCCTCTACGAGGGCGTGCCGCTCAAGACGCTCATCGCGAAGCCCGATACCCTTTCTGACGATCGTTGGGACGCTGCGCTGGAAGCGGTGATCTGGGACCACATGATGTTCTACGATCACTTCGGGAGCCTTGAGAGCGACAGGCTGCTGACCATGATGCGCTACATGGCAGCGAGCGGCTGTCGCTTCATCGTTCTTGACCACATCAGCATCGTGGTCTCCGGGCTCGCTAGCAACGACGAGCGTAAGGACATCGACATCCTGATGACCAAGCTGGCCAGCTTCGTGAAAGAGACGGGCACCGGGGTGATAGCCGTGGTGCACCTCAAGCGCAGCACGAGCGGCAAGAACTTCAATGAGGGCGACATGATCTCTCTCAATGATTTGCGCGGCTCCGCGTCACTTGAGCAACTGAGCTTCAATGTATTAGCGGCGGAAAGAGACCAGCAAGACGAGAAGACGAAGCTGTATGCCACACTGCGTTCTCTCAAATGCAGGGTGACGGGCGAGACCGGAGAGGCCGATACGCTCAAGTGGAATAAGACGAAGGGCTGCTACGAAATCTCCGCACCATTCGAACAAGACACCAATTACTCACCCGATGAAGAGGATGAGTTCTGATGATCGAACACCGCTTCTACATCATTCATCCCGGCGGCCGACAGCGCATCGACGCACACTGCAATGAGGCGGCGCTTAAGGTGTTCCGAGAACACTGGTCGGCGACCGCGACTTGGGCCATCCGGGAGGGCCGCGCTTGGCAGCGAAGGCTCATCAGAGAGACCAGAGAAGAACTAGCTACAGAGGAGATCAAAGCATGAGCGACACGCGACAACGAGCAGGCGATTGGCACGGCATCCAAGCCATCAAGGCCTACCGCAGGCGCGACTACGAGGCCTACGTGAGGCACGCGAGGATCGCGGACAGGCTGTGGGAAAAGAAATGAGGCTCCTATTCGACACCGAGAGCGATGGCTTCGTCGGCAACGCGACCAAAATCCACTGCATCGGAATCATCAACATCGAGACGGGCTCCGAGCTGAGCTACGGGCCCGACGAGATCAACAAGGCCTGCAAGCTGCTCGATAAGGCCGACGAGCTGATCGGGCACAACATTCAGCGGCACGACCTCCCGCTGCTCAAGAAGCTAGGGCTCTTCAAGCCCCGGCCCGGAGTAACCATTCGTGACACGTTGGTAATGTCGCGCCTGATGCGTCCTGCGCTCAAGTCGGAAGACTTCCTGCGGGACATGCCGAAGGAGTACATTGGCAAGCACAGCATCGCCGCGTGGGGCTACAGGCTTGGCGAGCGCAAGGGTGACTACGCGCAGCTACGCAAGGCCGAGGCGCTGGCTAAGGGCCTCACGGACGAGAAGGCAATCGACCGCTATGTGTGGGGCACCTATAACAAGGACATGCACGACTACATGGTGCAGGACTGTCGCACGAACCTCGCGCTGTGGAAGCACCTCAATCCTGACAAATACTCTCAGGACGCAGTGGGGCTCGAGCACCGCGTATCCACCGTGTGCAACGCGATGGAGGAAGCGGGCGTCCCTTTCGACCTGAAGGCTGCGGGGGAGCTGCACGCACGCCTGATCGAGCGCAAGCACGAACTGGAGACCAAGCTCAAGCAGACGTTTGGATGGTGGTGGCAACCGATCAGTCCCGATCCGACCAAATGTATCTTCATACCCAAGAAGGACAACAAGCGGCTGGGATACCTCGAAGGTTACCCGATTAAGAAATACAAGAAAGTCGAGTTCAACCCGGGCTCTCGTGATCACATCGCGCGGGTCCTGACTGAACGCGGCTGGAAGCCAGA